AAGCCGCTATTGCTTCTTCTTTCGTTAAACCCTCAGCTTCCAATTCACTCAATTTAGATTGATAATTTGCTAAGTCAGTATTATACCCTTTTAATGTATAAAAATTATCCTCTTTTAAATCAAACACACCCCTACCCATTAAATAATAATCTTCAATTGACATTGTTATATCAATATCAGCGATACTATTATCAGCTTCATTAACCAATACCAAAAGAGTTAAACCCTCAACGGGCAACAATCTTATTTCTTGTTCCGCTTCTGTTTCTTTTAATACTATCATCTTAATTTTTTATATAAACAAAAAAGGGTAGCTATGTTAAAACAGCCACCCCCTTTTAAAGATTAATTAATACTATGGTTCGATAGTTGTCGATTGTACATCAAAATCTTGTGCAACTCCAATAGCAGATGCAGCAATATATGGTGCAGATTCTTTTTCGACTCCCGTAGCTGTTAAAATATAACCATTAGCAGCTCCAAGACTATCTCCCGTACTTGTATTTACTGCAATATCCAATCCATCAACAGCCCCCAATAATCTATAAGCCCCGTTATTATCTTTTACAATAATATGTGCATTAGATTTAGAAAGCCCCGCAAATAAAGAGCGCGATGCCTTATCTTGCTTCATTAATGGTGCTGTAAAGGTTTGCGTGTAGAATGTTGTGTTATTCTCTCTGCTCACCTCTTGTGCTTCATCTAATATAACCGCCCCTCTCACTTCAAACTTCCATACATCTTGCGATGCCGATAGTGCGGTAATCTCATCATTTGAAATAGTTGCAAGCCCTAATAAACCCTCAACGTATTCTAAGATATAAAACTCTTTTACACCTCCCCAATTACTCTTACAAGCTAATTTTCTACCTATTCCTGTTAAACAACTCATATATTACGCATTTACAAAGTTAGCTGATACATCAAATCCTGTTGGACTATCTATCAGTGATTCATTTATATAAAACGCAGGCTCTTTTTCCGTTGAGGTAGACACTACAGTATAGCTATTAGCATCCCCTAAGGCTAATCCCGTTGCACTTGATACAGTTGTATCTGTTCCAAATTCTGCCCCAATCAGTCTAAAATCCCCGTTACTTGTTTCAATTATTGCGTGTGGCCGCCCGTAAGCTAATAATTTTAATACATTTTGCGTTGCAGCATCTTGTTTGTGTAGTACCACATTAAGTGTACCCGTCCAAAATGCACCACCGTCACCAATCTCATTGGCTTCATCATAATTCACTTGCCCATTTCTAACAGCAAACTTATAAACATCAATTTTACCACCCGTTGCGGTTATAATACCATCAACTACAGTTAAATCATCTATAAGAGTTTCTTTATTGTTGAAAAAGTAAATGTTTTTTACTCCCCCTTGACTTTTGCAAGGTAGGGTTCTACCCTTATTTATTAAACAACTCATATTTTTATATTTTAAAAAAAAAGGGAATACACTTATAAGTATACCCCCTCCTTTAAATGTTAGTATTATACTATATCTGTAGAGTAGATAATTACATCTTCTGAGATACCATATTGAACAGCTGCAGCCATTTTCATAATTACTCTAATGTTATCAGAACCATCTAATTCAGACATATCTAAGACTTTAACCTCCATTAAATCAGACATTAAAGATGCACCGAATACTAAATTTTCTTTTTCAGAAATAAAAATATCGTTATCCTTTAATCCATCAGCTTGAACCATTTTGATATTACCAAAGTGTAATACATCAATTACTTGGTTAGTTCCTAAACCATTAACACCGTTAGCACCTAAACCTGCTGCTCCAAAACCACCTAATGCAGCGATATAAGACCTTACAACATTCTGTGATGCGTAAATTGTTAAATCCTCACCTCCATATAATGCGTTAGGAATAGCTGCAACTGCTTTTTCTAATTCAGCAATAACATTTGCAGAAGTAATAGCAGCACCCGCCACCTTAATTGTATTCCCGTCAGCTTTAGCTAAAGTAGTAAACCCGTCAAACTCACCCGAATTAGTTACAACCCCTTGCCAAACGTTTTTTTCAATCTTAGCAGCAACTTTTGCCCCTACATAGCCTAATAAATAATCTTGAAATGTTGCAGGCATATCTCTATGCGCAGATGGGTTAGCTTCAATAGCTTGCCAAGATTTTACAAATTTAGATTTACAAAACTGTAAGTTTACATTTAAATCTTTAACTGTTAATACACGCTCAGTCATTGTTAATGTAGAGGTAGCATCAAAATCGCAAGTTGCGTCTTTTAAAATACTATCTAAATCAACTCTTTGTAATACTTCTTTAAAGATTACACCCTCATTCTTTGCGATTAAGTCATTACCTAATGTTCTACCCCCTAATAAAGCAGGTGAAATATACTTGTTTGCAAATTCCCCTGCGTAAGTACTTGTGATTGTTGTTGTAGTTGCCATAATTACTTCTTATTTTTAATCATTAAATTAACTCTTTCAGCTATTGTTAAGTTTTTTAAACTGAAATGTTGTTCATTACTCTCTTTTTTAATTGGATTGTGTACAATTGGCTCTGTTTCAATAGCCATTTTAACCTCCTCCTCTTTTACTTCTTTAGATTCAACCAACGAAATATCTCGCTCGTTGGTTTCTTTTTGTGCAGAAAATTCTTGCAGCATTGATTCTAGCGCAGAAATACGTGCATCCATTGCTTCAATCATAGGCTTTAAATCATCCTCCAATTGCTCTTCTTCCTGCTCTTTGGATTCGTCTAACACCTCCTGTTCAAGTTCTGCTTCTTTTGGCTCAGCTTCCTCAGTCTTTTCTGAAATTGATGCAATAACACCCTCCTCTTTAATTGATAAAACTTTACCCTCATAATCATACTCCCCAATAGGTAGTGCAACTTTAGCACCATCCTCAGTAAGTATAAAAACATCTTTACCCTCTTCAAAACTTTCAGCTTCCAATTGTGTACCATCGTCTAATTTTTGTTTAGCAAATGAAACCTCAACCTTTAAACCTAAAATCTCTTTAATGGTGTCAATTTTACTTTTTGAACTCATATTTTTATATTTTAATTACGCCCTAAGACTTACTATAGTAAACAAACAATCTTTTAAATGTTAAGATTTAGGTAATAACCCTGCTTGTATTGACTCTAATGATATTTGTAACCCCTTGCGGTGTGATTGTATCAGATTCGTTAGAAAGTTGCTTAGAGGTGCTTATTTTAGTTATAGCGGTTTCTGATTGCCCTTTTAAACTTCCAACTCCCTGTGCTTTTTCATCACCCTCAAAAGGTTCTGTTGTGTACTTGTTTTTTTTCTTATTATATTTTGCTTTCATCCCTTATGTAATGTAAATTATAATTATATTTGTAGCGTTAATGTTTTATACTGTTTTTCTATTCATAATAGATTGTTTATTGTTTAGCCGTGCTATTAATTTAGTGCGGTTTTTTTATCTCCTTAACTTTTTCCACCTAAAAGGCAAGTTGACAGTCAATCCATTTACAGCATTTATAACAATTCTATTTACAGTAAAGCTGTTGTTTTGAACTATAGTTGGAAAGTAAATCTCATTTATCACATTAACAGTAGGGACTATGTAAATTATATCCCCATCACTTAATCTGTTGTCAGTTACAGCTACAGTAGGACTAACATTAGTAAAACTACTATCTCCCTCAACCTCTTCACCCTTAGCAAATTCATTGTTCATATATTGGGCAGTATCAGATGCAGTTGCTCCTGTGGGATTGCCGTCTTTATCCTTATAATTAGAATGTTCGTTAAACACTTGGTAAATATCCGTGCCTACGTACCTTATACCTACTTTAGAGCCAACTTGTATCGCTTCTAAGCTATTACTATTAAAAAAACGAGATAATCCCTCTATCACCACGTTTCCCTTATCTTCATCAAAATATACTTTCATATTACTTACCTTTACTTACTATTGATATTTGATATTCTATGTTATAAATTTCTACATCTCCGCCTTTAGCAGTTACTTTTGGAACACCTCCATTAGCTGTGTATTCTGTTCCGGCATAACCGGTAGAAATTATATTGAACGGGTGTTCAACGTTTGCCCCTTTAGGAAATGAAACTGTATCGGGAAATATTAAACCATCGGGGAAGTTTGGTAATATTGCCTGCCCAATATCTAGCGAATACTCCATATAAGATTCTTTAACGGTTGTTTTAGCTTTAAACCTTATTGAATGTATCATATAGTCCCCCTGTTTAATTGGCTCTATTCGTCTTTGTGCAATATTGTATAAACCATTACTATTGCTTGGTTTGTGATTGTTTATAATTAGCTGCCCTCTATTGTCTAAAGTTACAGTTGTATCTTCTGCAACTACAAAAGGGTTATTTTCTGTATAAAGCGTATCAGCGTAAGATTCCCACCCTAATAAATCAATACTTTTTCCCTCTAAGGCTGTTATTCTATTTTCATTATCAGTAATAGATTGGTTTACTAATCCGATAGTTACACTTATCTCATCACCTAAATCTTGAACATTGGTAGCTGTAAAGTCGTTAGAACTTGGATTAAAACCTATATTATCTGCAACCTTATTAAATACAAAACTATCTGCTGTGTTATCTGTTTCTGCTAAATCAGATTGTACTGCACCACTTGGCGAAACACCTACACTAATCAACTTCCATTCACCACCCTCAGCGAACCATAAACCCTTATTCGATCCCTCTGCAACATAGTGCATTGAACCATCTTCTATGTTTATAAAGTTGTGTCTATCACTATCAACCTTATCAACCCTTACTCTATACGTTGTATCCTTACAGCTTTCCATTATTCTAAAAGTTTAATTAATTTAGCTATTATTTCATCTTCCTCACTTATTGGTTCTGCCTCCTTTGGTTTTAAGAACCCCTCAATGCTAAATCCAAGGTATTTGCCCTCTTTCACATCTGCCCAAACATCATCATTGTCAATTTTGTAACTAACTACCCAACTACCTAAAGGCGCATCTAAGCCATATAAGGCACTTTTATCGAACTTGGTATCCTCTACTATCCAAGATTCAACAACGCAGCACCCGTCCACTGTTTTGTGCTTATTATGGTCAAGGTTTGCACTATGCTGATTGTGGTTTTGTAGATAAAACTCACTAGCACGCTTTACAGTTTCTTTTGACATAATTACGTTGTACATTCCGTCTTTTCCGTTTCTTGGAATTTCTTTATCGGGAATAAGTGCAACACCAACAACAATTCTTTTATCATCGTCAATTGATTTAAACTCTACTTTGTGTTCATTGAACGCATAAAAATTACTTTCCATTGCAGGGAACTCCACAAAACTAATTGTGTGAACTCCACCATTCTCTTCATCCAATTCTAATTCGATTGTTTCTAAATTCATTATTTCAATTATTATAGTTAAGACTATTTTTATATTTATGTGCTGTATGTATATATATAACACCAACTCGCTGCAGCCCTTGGTATCATTGAGTTTTCTTGGTTCAAAAGTGACATATTTTCGAAAAAATGCACATTTTTACACCAATTTTAAGCGTTTACATTCGGCTAATTGAGGTATATTTTTACAGATAAACAACCTCAACTATTTAAGTTAATTTAACCGATTGAACTCGTACTTTCAACACTTCTATCAAATGCGGTTGCAGTTTCAACATCACTACTCAATACATAAGTTTTAATTGGTTTTTGTGTTTGTCCCCCAATGGCATCTGCTAATTGATTTGTTTCACTTTGCCCAACTATATTAAAACTTGATGCAGTAGCTTTTGGTGCTGCTACTGACGGAGGTGCTGATGGTGCTGATACATTTGCCCCGGTAGCTTTTGCACTACTAACTGCACCTTTAATTGCACTAAATATCCCCACCGCTTGTGCTGCATAACCAATCAATAAAGGTATATTTTGAGGAAATCCAACAGCCGCTGTTTTAGCTAAACCCGCTGCATTATCCATACTAGCTTCCGCCACTGTTTTAGTCGCTTTCCAATTTATCTTTTTAATATCTTGTAAAAGTTCCTGTGCATTTAATAATTGCTTGGCTACTAACGCCGCTTTACCTGCTGCCGTTTCTGCTCCAAATAAAGTAAGTATTCCGTTCAATGTTTGACGCTTACTTTCTAAACGCTCCCTATCTAGTTTCTTTTCAGCATCATTTACTGTTTTAAGTAGAGCCATTCTTTTTTCGGCACTTAGTGTTTCATCATTTAAAATGGTGTTACGTCTTTCGTTTAAACGTTCACGCTCTAATTCAAAACCTATCTCTTCATCTTCTGTCTTTTTGAGTTCTGCTTCTGATTTAGCCTCTGATGTTTGTTCTTCAAGTTCCTTATCTTGTTGTCTAAATTCCTCTTTCTTTTCCCTTAAAGCGGTTTCGGCATCAATCTTAGCTTGTGTATCTGCATTAGCTCTATCAATAATACCTTGCAGTCGCTCTAATTCTATTTGCTTTTCCTCTTCAAATACAACTCTTAAAGCTTCTAGACTTTCAACCTTATCTTCTATCAGTTCCGCATTAAACCTTTTAGCTTCAATACTATTTTGATTTAGTGATTCTGATTGGGCATTGTACGCATCCGTTTGCTCTTTAGTTAATGCAACATCACTTGTTTTCTGTTCAGATAGTTTGCCGGTTACATCAGCTTGTACTGATTGTGCATTGGTTAGTGCTTCTGTTAATGCAACTTGATTCTCAATGGTTTTGTTTTTAGCCAACTCTTGTTTCGCTGCTTCTACTTGTAAATCTGCCTGCGCTTTAAGTGCTTTATTTTGCTTCTTTAAAACTTTTTCTAAATCTTTAGATGCTTTGCTACGCTCTTTAAAACTCTTTGTAGTATCATCCCTAATCTGCCTTAATAGTTCCGCTTCTGTTTCATACTTAGCGGCCAACTTTGCTTGCTCCGCTGCAGCTAATTGAGCCGCATTACGAATGTTTACCAAGTTTTTGGCTTGCTCGTTTGCAGCCTTAACACTAACCTCTGATAATTTACCGGTTGCAGTTGTAGCTATTTCACTTAACTCAGTAATTACGCCACCTATATTGGTTACATAATCTTTGCCCGCTTGTATTGCTTCCTCTCCTGTTTCAAAGATAGCTTCTTTTGTTGCAATTATATCTAACTGTAACTGCTTCATTGTTTCGGCATCTTTACCCCCAAAAAATGATTGTTCCCAAGCTAGCTGCGCTTCTTGTACTCCTAATTTAATTCCAAAGAAAGCAAGTTTTAGAGGTGTTACAGCTACAGTTAATAGGCTGCTCATTACAGTTTTTATGGATTCAAAACCATTTGTAGCATTGCTTACTGCATCATAAGTATCTACTAAAGCTGTAACTATTTGATTAAATACCCCGCTAATTGTTTCGAAAACAATATTAACCTTATCCATTATCTTTTGGTTTTGGGTAAAAGCCTTTGTTAGAGCAAGTACTCCCGCTACTATCAACCCAATACCCGCCGCTTTCATTGTTGCACCTAAAGTTTTAAATGCTGCTGATATTTTACCAACCCCCTTGGATGCTTTTTTAGAAGTATCACCTACTTTTTTAATGTTTTTACCTGCATTTTTACCTGCCTTATCAGATTCCTCTTCAACGCTTTTAATCGCTTGCTCAACACCTTTAATTTCTTTTATAGCATCCCCTGTATTGATATCAATTTTAACATTAACCTCTTTCATTCTTCATTTTTTTTAAGCGTTTAATTTGTTCCAATCCCTCTGAAATAGTTAAAGGCAGTTTATACTTACCTTTAGCTATCTCAATTATTTCTGATTCCCCGTAAAACTTACCTATATGCAACAATTCTAAAATCATTTTTTTAATTTATAAACAATATAATATAATTGCGTTACTTAATAGAACTGAGTAAATAGTTTTAATTCACTCTTTCCATTAGTTAGATTTGTTTTTATAGTATCTATCTTATATTTAACCCCTCTGAGTATCATTGTATCATTTAATTTGTATTTATACAATAGACTAAAAGGCAAATAAGCTGTAATATTTAAAACTCTCGCGTTCTTTTCATATATTTCTGTTATGGTATTATTATAATAATTTTTATATAAACTATTCGCATTGATTTGTAAATCAAACTCATCAATTTCACTACCAAAATTCAATGTGTGTAATCTGTCCCCTGTAGAGTTGGATGGTCTTATATAACTAGTTAATGTTTGTAGGTCAGAAATATCACTTTTATTAAACATCACCCCATTACTTGCATCTTCTTTAACTGCATAAAACAATAAAGGCGCACCGATTGTAGGCTCTTCATTTTCGTTAGCCATCCATCCCCAACCCATAGTTGTTAAATCTCTTGTAAATTGGTCGCTCATTCGCTCGAATAACATCTTTTCAAAACCTACCTCAATCTTATAAGCAGAGCCATCAAACGTTCCATCTTCTGCTTCATACAATAGACTACCATAATCTGCACCAATTATTCTACTTCTATTTAATGTTAAAAATGTTTTAGGGTCTTTAAACTTAAATTCTATGTTTGAATAAATGATTGACTTCTCAACCTTAGTTGTTGATGCATCTACATATTGCGTTATATCATACTCATTTCTATCAGAATAGTAATCATCCAATGTTTTTACTATTACAGTGCTATCTTCATAGTATGCCGTTAGATTAAACAATTTAAAAATAGTAGTTAAAAAATCCATTACTTTCATTTTTGGCATCTGACTATTTACAGTTAATTCTTTTGCAAGAGACGCCGTGTTTGTTTCATTATCAAAAGTGAATGTACGTGTTGTAATGTTTGATGGACTTAGCGTAATACCATCCGCGTTAAAGTTGAACGTCCCTTCTTTAATTGTTACAGTAGCTGTAATCACATTAACCTCTTCACCCTCAACATATAAAATAGGCTTAATTAAAGGCTGTGCTGCATCCCTTTTTATAATCACATTAATAGTACCACCTCCGTTTACTTTGTCTATCTCGGCTAAAGTTTCTTGTGTTAAATCATCAATAACTATAAATTTATTACCCTTATAGGCGTTGGATGAAACATCATAAGTTATTAGAAAGTCTTTATCAGCTAAAGTTTTTAAAAGGTTTTTATCAGCTTCCCGCACCTCATCTGCCCCATCAATAGCAAACTCATTAAGGTTAAATTTAACCGACTTATCAATCTTGCCGCCAAATATCGTACCCTTATCGCGATGCAACCACAACATTAAATCCTTTATAGCTTCATTAGAATAGTTAAAGAAATCTGTACTAAATTCTAAATTATATTTATTTTCTATAGCTTCAATTATGCGCAGCACCCTTATAGCAGGCTTTAAACTTTTGTAGTCAATACCATAGTTTTCATCATAAACCTCATCAGCTTTATAAATGTTGTTAGGTGGTTTGTTATTTGTATCAATATCTGTAGAATAGTAATATTTTTTATCAGAACTTATGAATGGGTATATTAAATCACCTGCATCATCCCCCGTGTTTTGGTTTAAGGTTTGGTTTACTTCATTTACAACATAGCCATTAGTTAGAGCAGCTTTTATAAAGTTAGACGTGTAATTATGGTTAAACACAGACAAAGGCAAGTCACTTAACTCATCTTCACCAAATAAATCTTTTAATAAAACAGTTTTACCAAAAAATGTAATATTGTAGCTAAAAGGCTTATTGTCTTTTAAAACTACATTATCCAATTTAATAGTACCCTCCTTAAAATCAACCCCGTTTAATTTAATTACGGCATCAGTTCTAAACCTTGCATCATAACTGTTAGAAATGTCCGACCTATGAAAGTGTTTAAATATTTTATTTGTTGATGGACTTGCAGGAAGTGTTAAACCTTTGCTAAAATCGGTAAATATTTTACCTATGTCCTTTATTTTTTGTATAGAAGATGTTAGCGAAATTACCTCATCTCTAAATAATTCCGCTTCAATCCCATTAATATATAATTGTACTTTCATCTATCTCACATTGTTTACTGCTTGGGTAGCATAGTTGATGTTGAATTTGTAATTAATCAATCTATCATCAATTTTATTTTTAAAAGTAAAGCTACTATCAGCCACATTTACAGGTCTAACTACATTATCTTCTGTTAGCCAAACTTGCCTTGATAGCATAAGTTCCTCAATTACAGCGTTATAACTTCCGGGAACAAACCCCGTGTTTAGTGTTACGCTTCTTTGTCCCGTCTTTGTAAGTATTTTTGATTGGTGGTTGCAAGTTTTAAAGCTACCATTGCTTACAATATTAGCGTTGTACTTTTCCTCTTTTAAGGCTAACTTTTTTACACTTGATTGAAAGCACCAAATATCCTGCAACACTCCATTCTTATTGATAAAAGTAAGTTTCTTAACTTCATATAAACACTCTCCGTTATCTCTAACCTTAACAACTCGCACGCCATCATCACCATCAATTATAATTTTATCTATAGGAAATATTGGGTACTCCCTTTCAAAATCTCTCAAACATTGAGAATCCTCAAAATCATCACCCAACTTAATAACATAATCCTTATAACTGTTAGCATCAACTCCCGCATTACTTAAATACTTTATACTTAAATCAGATTCATCAGTATTTGTATAATTTTCTGTTGCAACCTCTTCACTTCTATATAACATACTTACAGAATTGGTCTTATTTACGTTTATAGGTATGTTTAAAGCATCATCATCATACTTTACTATAACATTATTATTAATCAATAAAGATTGTTCTATTAGCTTATTTGCACCCTCTTCAAATAAAGAATAACCACTAACAGCTTGGTTAATTATAAAACCACTAACAGCTTGCTCACTTCCATTAATAGTGTTCTGAATGGTGTATTCTACCCATAATGGCTCAGTTGCATAATCTCCGTTAAACTCATTAGTAACATAATCATCAACAAGCTCACTAATCTCAAAAGTTATGATATTGCTTACTGCTGTTGAATTAAGCACGAACTGCACGTCACCTCTATCAGTTACTTTAGTCCCCTTGTAGATGTACAATCTCAATACACTTGATTCTAAATTACTTTCGTTTATAGTCACAAAATATGGACTTCTCGTATTCATCATAATTATTCTTTTATTATTCCTTGTTCAATATCTAGTATAAGTGCGTCTAATATAACATCATCAAGCTTAACCATCAACCTCTCATAAGGCTTTGTAAAAAATAGGCTTGGCTTTATTCCTTTCCTATGAATACTGCGAGCAATTAAATATGTTAGTGTCTTAATTCCACCTTTTTTAAACTTCCCTTTTGAATCTCTAAACTTTAACCCTCTAGCTTTAACCCATTGCTCAATTCTTTTCATATTAGGAAATTTATTAGGCTTAAAACTGTATGGTGTTTGGAACTTTTTTAAAATACCACTAACTCCTTTATCTTGATACTCTCCGTGTTCAGCCATTAAAAATTCAATAACAGCTTTATCATTGTTGGTGTCAATTTTATAATCTAAACTTTTATATAATTCGCTTGTAACATTCTTATCTTTTCTAGTTAGATTTGCTCTCGCTTGCGTTACAACATTTTTAGCTTCTTTATTTAAAGCTTTTTCTAAGTTGCTTAGCATAGGTCAATAGTGTTAGCTACTTCAATTTCAAAAGTTACAGCCCAACCTGCTAACAAGTTTCCAAACCTCTCTTTAAATGGTTCTAAGTTTGGGTTTCCTAACAGTTGGAATCCGTCTTCTAATATATCACCATTCTTTAAAGTGTTTAATAGTTTAGTTATTACTGCTTGCTGAGTGTTCCAAATATACATTGTATTATCATTTCCCATAACCTCATCCACATTACTATCTTTATTAATATCTACTAAATCCATACATAAAATGCTAAAAGTGTAGGTAATTACTTGCTCCCCATATTGTACGTTATCTACTGATAAATGCCCTAAAGGAAATATTGTTTGCTTCTTCAAATCAACATCAAATAGACTACCATAGCTAATGGTGTTTATAAATGGACTCGATTCCAATTCCCCTTTTATTGATTTAACTACTTTTATAAAATTACTCATCTTAAAATTTCTTTTTTATTTGTGCTGCATCATATTCTGCCTTATCTGCCAAATAGGCTAAATGTGTAAAGCATAAGTGCATACTTAGTTTAGTAACTTCTCTAACTTTTGTAAGGTCTCCGTTAGCAAGTGCAACAAGCTCTTGATGACTGTTCCACTTGCTGCTGAATTGGTTTGAACTGCTAAGTCCGTCCCCATCTGCTTTTCTAAATATTTCGGGGTAACTCTCAGTAATTCTTTCGTTAAACTCCAAAAAAAAACCATAGCACTAAATACTGTACCTAAAGGCATCTGTTTCATTGCTTCTGCTCCGGCTAAACTTTCGTAGGGGTCAATTGTGTACCTACCTAAAATCTCGTGCTTTATTGGCCTATATAATACAGCCATTGCTAAGTGCATATTTTCCCACCCGTCTAATAGTTGTACTAAGTCTTTATTTTCGCCATAAGTAATACTATCTAAATCGGGTATCATTCCTAACTTGGTATCACCTATTGTACACTTCATCTCTAACTCTTTAGCATCCTTTTTCAACACATTAGCAATCTCCCCTGCGATTAGCTTTACACTTTTTGCGTCAATTTTATTAATAGTTGCTTCATCATACCCCATAAAACACTTAATCAAGTCAACCTCAGTAGGGTTTTCAATAGCTATATATTTTTGATACTGCCCTAAAGTTAAATCATTCAACTCTGTTGGTACTTTTATTTTAATCATCCTTTTTATTTTTAAACATTAAAGAGGTTATATTGTTTTAATAGACCGCATAATTTCCGTTGTTAGCTTGTGACAATTGTTCTACAAAAAAGTATCTAACTGCATCTAAAATGTGGTTATACATATCTACCGGCACTTCTAGTGGGTTTCCGTCCCTATCTTTTTTCCATACGTAGTTGTTTAGTTCAACCTCAATATTAACACCGTCAATTACTAAATCATACTCTTTGACTATATTAATCCCACCTTTAATACTTTTGTTCCTAATAGGTACAACGGGCAGCATATAGGCTCTAAGTTCTGCAATAGATTTAGGTTCTGCACTATCACAAACAATCACACCGCTCATAGCTTCTGCATCATTTTTAATCTTCTGTGCTATCTGACTATTTAACAATCCTTTTTCATAAAGAAACTCCTTTAAATATATTTTACCATCATATCTGTACACCTTAACAATTGCTGTTGGGTCATTCGAAAAACCCCAATCTAAACCCGCACCTAAATACTTTGCATCTTTTGGAACTTTACCTTTAACCCAATTGGTGTAAATAACCCCCTCGGCTTTGTTTAACCAACCCCCTAAAATTTGATGCTTATACTTCTCGTAATCTCTACGCTTCATCTTCTCAACATCTGCCACAAAAGATGGTGATAAATTATCCTTATTATCTAAGTAGGTAGTGTGGATATAGGTTGTATTATTTTGGCTAATATTTGAACCCTCCAATACTTGCTCTTCTAAAAAGAATCTTCTATAAATCCAATGCTCCTTAGTTGCAGGGTTTAGTATTAAAATAACCTTATTAGGATTCGCTAAACTTCTTACAGATAAATTGATTTTATCAAATACATTTTCATCTCTTAACTCTTCTGCTTCATCCATTACCCAAATAGTAACACCTTGCAAAGATTTTAAATTTGCTGTTTGGTCGCCGCTTGAAGATTTGATACCTCTAAATAATATTTTACTGCCGCTAATATTGTTTATTATCTCAGTCTTATTTACTGTAAAATAATCACTCAATCCAAGTAGTTCAATCTTCTCTAAAAACTCGGGTATAATAGAAATATGTGCTGAGGTCATAGAGTAACGGGTAAACAGTATAACGTGGTTTTCCTCCATACTTAGCAACACTAAATAGGTAGTGATACTGAATGATTTAGAAGAGCCACGCCCACCTGTTGCAATTACATATCTATCGGCAGTTGTGAATAATGGTTTATATTTATCTACTAACTCAATTTTACTCACCCTTATTTTTTTTAAAACTTACTAAATCTGCTAACTTTATTTGTATTGGCTCTTCACCCCCGCCTAATTCTAGCTTATCAGTAGGCTTCCCGAATATGTGACCACCTAAAAATAATTGCCCTCCACTATGTTCAAGCAGTTGCCCTACTAATTCAGTCTTAGCAACCTCATCAACTTCTGTATTGTACAGCGTTTTTAAGGCTTTCATTATCTGCTCCCTTGCTTGTAGTTCCAACGCTTTGTGTGGTCTACCTCCTTTGTTCCCTTTTTTACCTCTGTTAAAAGACCTCTTATCTATTTTGCCGTCTTTTGTTTTCTTTGGCTCTTTCATTTTAGTTTTTATTTAGCTGACTAATTGACTATATAAACAAGAAACCCCCATTAAGTTAATGAGGATATATCTATTTTTATAAAGTCGGCAGCAAAATCTTCTGAATCCTGCCACCGCCCGCTATCTATATTTCTTTTTAATAATTTCAATGCTAAAGAGTAGCCGTGTGCATAAGCGTAATTTTCAACCTCAACAAACATATCAATATCATCTTGCAGCATTAGCCCATATAAATACAGCGATATGTGGTCGTTGTGATGAAACATATATTCGTAAAAATCTCTAAACGCATCGCAAAATGCAAACAACCTATCTCTTTTATAGCTTTCCCTTGACATATAAATCTTTTGTATTAATTTTGCTAAACTCTTCTTTATTCGCTCTATAGTTGTTGAATGTCGTAATACACTTATTTAACTTAGCTTTACCCGTATTTATAAAATCTTCACTAACCTCATAAAACCCAATATCTAAAGTCTTTTTATCAATTGCGATAAATTTAAAATCAATAGCATCAAACAACTCTAAATAGATTGCCACTTGTATATCGTAGTTAAAATTTCTTGCACTACTTTCAAAATTCCTTAAATCTGCCGTAGTCTTTAAATCTAAAACTGTAAACCCATCTAATAAATCAGCTTTACCCCTAAACGGTACGCCGCCTATATTTGCTATTGCAGGTATCTCTTTTTGACAACCATTAATTATGTTGGCAATATCTTTACAATCAAATAACTTCTCTGACACTCTTTGTGCTTTTTCCATTTCTGATGAGGTGAATACATTATCATATCCATACTCCACAACTGCATCTTTAAATGATTTGCCCGCTTTAGTTCCGCTAACCACGTGCAACGCATTAAACTTGTCGGGTTCTAACACTGCTAAATGAATTAACCCACCGTCTCTAAAAGCTTGTATCTTTTGCTGTGTTTGAGTTAATGATTTATGGTAATCTAATTCCCCTTTTAATAAATGTTTGCAGCTACTACTACTTAAAGCGTGCTGTCCTAAAAATCCATAATAAAAAGAGTCATCATACATCTTCTTTATCAATTCATCTTTGTTGTATTCTATATTGTTTAGTAATCTCATTTTAATAGTTTTTGTATATTGTTTCTAAATTGTTAATAACAGGCTTAAAGCATAGGTTGCAACTTGTCATCTGTTTATTTCGTTTAAAGATTCTGTTGTAGATTGTTAGCAACTCTTTCTGCTGCTCTACGCTTACCTTACCTTTATAGGTTTTAAAGAAGTCATCTAAATAAATGTATTCCTCCTGCGTTGGGCAATCAACTACTTTGTTTCTTGAATAGCTGTTTAACTTCTCTTTACGCTCATCACAACCGCAATCAACATCTAAAGCTTTTGCAACTGTATCAACAACTTTTTTAATTCCCGTTGCTTTTGTAATCTTTTCAACCTTATCACCTAACCCATCTTGCTGACTTTCTGCAATCTTCAACTCTTCTTTTAAACTTCTATAGACTAAACTCCTTTTATCCCCTGTGTAGTCTTTAATCCTTTTTTTTATTTCCTTAATCGTCATCTCTTATGTTTTTATTATACCAATCGCTTAACTCTTCCTTTAAAGCATCTTTTACAAGATTTATCGTATTATGAATAGATACATAACAAATACCCGTTTCCCGCCCAATGGCTCTGTAAGATTTTCCCGTATCTCTGTACATTCTAAATAGGCTTGCACTGTACCAATCCAAACTGTCTAATATTTGTTCAGTCTTTAGGAATAACTCGTGGTTCTTTTCGTGTTTTTCCATATTAGGCTCATCTTCTGTAAAAGTGAAATCATAGCTAACAACTTTTGCTTCTCGCTTCTTTTTGTTGTAGTGGTTCATCACCTCGCTTCTAATAGTTAAATACACATAACCATAATTTGGCTCACCATTTACTGCAATAACCTTATGATAGTTGGCGTACTTATGCAGCTTTAAATAGGTATTTTGAACAACATCTTCTGCGAAAGATTTTTTAGCACCTAAAGAAATTGCGTGTGAAATCCAAGTGTCGTGGTACTTGGCTAGCATACTTAAAAAATCAATATTCATTCTTAATAGTTTTTACAGACTTAGATAAATCTATCATATAACATTCCTTTTTAATCATCTCGTTGTTTCCGTTGCTTGCTGTTGCTTTCGGGCAATTCATATAGATAATGCTGCCAAAATCACTCTCTAAATTAAACAACATATCTTTGTCATCGCAGCAAACTAAATAGTATGCTTTATAGGTCTTATTTTTCCCCCTTGCTCTAAACTCCTTTAATTCATTTAAGATGGCATCTCGCTTCTTTTTTTCGAGCAATAAACCGCCTTTATACTTATCGCTTTTAAACCCTCGAACCTTAGCTTCAACAATCATTCTAACCTCTGTAGGCTTTCCTTTATCCTTAAATACTAAAGCATCAAAAGGTTTGTAACTATCATTAACCATATCAAAAATACTGCAATTTTCAATGTTGTTAAAGAAGCTCAAAACCCTCAACTCTTCTAATAAAATACGTTCTTTAAATGTCATAAAAAGTAAAAAACACCATTTGCGCCCCTCCCCCAAGTTTTTGCAAATGATGTTTGATTTAGTTATTAAAAAGGTAAATCTTCTACCTCCGCTTTTGGTGAATCAGCTAACTCTGCTTTTTGAATCCTCCAACCTTGAATAGAGTTGAAGTATCTTGCAACACCCTCGGGGTTAATCCATTCCCTACCTCTTAAATTAATGCTTACGTTTACTCTCTCGCCAACCTTATAAGTATTTAGCTTTTCGCAATTGTCTTTGGCAAACTCGATTAGTATATCCTGCGGATACCTATCTTCAGTTGTTACAACTAATTCACGTTTTTGAAAGTTGTTAGAACCTACTGTCTGCGTTTCGCCTATTACCTTAATTAATCCTGTAATCTCCATATCTTATAATTTAATTTAATTTAATGTAAATATAACTCTTTTTATCTCTTACTTTAGGGTATTTAATAATTCTTTTACCTCTTTTGTTAAAGTATATTTCAACTCAACCTTGGCAATAGAACCTCCCTTTTTAATGTAGTCAGCAGCCTTTTTATATGCTTCACTATTTTTATTTAATGTTGGTAGTGATGTTGTTGCTGTCTTATCGTGTTCATTAACTGCATCACTATCTTTAGTGTCATCAATTAACAATAAGTTACCGTAAGCATACTTTTTACTGTAAGAACTCGCTGCTCCTGTTCTTTGTGGCATCTGCATACCTTTTGCATCGAAATCTATAATAGCTTGCCCCTTACGCTCAACTGTTTCGTTAGTTTCACAATCAACCATAATAGCAGTAGTATCTATGTAAATAATATTTCCTATTGATACTATCTCGTCTGATGAGGAAAAGCTGACTTTATACTTTACCTGCAATGGTTTTAAGGCTTCAACGATGCCCTCTGCGTTTCTGTACTTATATTTACCGAAAGCATTGTATTGGTTTTTCGGTGCTTTTAATTCTACTTGTATTGCTGCTAATTTTTCTAATGTATTCATCTTAACTAATTTTATTGTCTAACTCTTGGATTATATATCTTACCTCACTTCTCTCAATTGCTTGCAGGACTACTGTTCCGTTTACAACTAGATTAAACCTATCTTTACTAACTTTTTGCACTTCTACTTCCATCTATTTTAATTTAAAATGTTTATTATTTTCATTTAACCACAAATCTATAACTTTTTTTGATTTTTTCAAATCTGTAACAAATTCGCCTTTTTTTTCCGAACGCTCCAAACGTTTCACAATATCGAACAGATAGGGATTCCATCCACGCAATAAAGCTATCTTATATAAAGAACCCTCTGAGTTGTCATAGTGGGCAGGTGTGTAGTAATTAAGCCCCTCGTTGCCATTCTGTGCAATTATATTCATTCTCTTGTCTCTTGCTTCTTCTTCCATTTCTGCCATCTTATCTCTTGTATTCATTATTTAAAAATTATTATTTAATATTTGAATTGCCTAACGGGCAAACTCCTTAGTTGATGATTCGTCCCTATTCTGTTCCCTACATAGTGGGTCTAAATCTGTAACCTTACGTAAAAATTCAAAAGTTATCTTATATTTCTTAGCAACCCTATCTACTGCGCCAACCCTTTGTGCATCGAAATTCTTATTCACTGAATGTGTTTGCGAGTTTTTATCAAATAAATAATAGTGTATATTATCTAATTCTTTTCTTAACTCTGTAACTGCTTCAAAATTTCTGATTTGTTTTTGCTTATTGTTCATTTCTTAATTGTTTATTTTCTGTTTCTAATTCTACTATCTTGTTCTGCAATGCTTCGCACCTCTCGTGGAAATATTGGATTGTTTGCTTGTAGGTATCGTTACTCATTATATTTTCATTACTTTTCTTAAAATCTCTTTTGTTTTATTAGAACCCTCTTTATAAGATTCTAAATCCACCTCATACATTAGGGTTTCTAACTCTGCCAAACCTGCATAAGTTTCAAAATCATTTCTAGCTAATGCTTTTTCTTTTAAACTATTTGATGCTTTTAAAAATTTTTCTTTGTTGCTCATAATTCTTGTTTTTGTTATTGTTGATGCAAATATATAAAGGATTATTAGATTAAAAAAACTTTTTTAGAATTATTTTTAAATTATTTTGCGTTTACTCTTCTATTTACTGCTTCCATCTTATCCTCTAAGTACTCTGATATAGTGTTTCCAACAAAGGCAACAGTGTAACCCAACTCTCTTGCAATGGTGGTATCCTTATTGTCTATAACTGTTTCCATCAACCTTAGTTGAGTTCTATTAAACGCTGCTATTACCTTTTCTTTTTTTTCGGGTATTAAATCCCTTTCTGCCTTACTTAACATATCTTTATTTTTAAATTTAATGCAAATATAATAAAATTTATTAGTTGTGCAATTTTTTATTCCAACTCTTGAAAAACAAAATCTTCATCGAACCAACCCTTTTGGTCTTTAAAAGTGAAGTTCCTTACAACATCATCCAACCCACGCATATTGCCTAAAGTAATTATACTATCGTGTCTGCGTATCATTTTAAAATCTCTATCTCCTTTTAAGTTCAATAACTCGTGTTGCAGCTTATTTAAAACTTCTTGCTCAACCTTGCTACAGTACTCAAACATACTATCGTTAGTTCGTTCCCAAAAGTTACTCATAATAAAATCTATAACATCCCTATGAATGTTGTATTTTTTGTAATCTCTTATAATATTTTTTTTATATGATGATGCGTCTAACTTTTTAGATTCAGCATACTCTAAGCTAGAGCGATTAATTAAGGAATTAATTTTCTTTTTATTCTTTTTATTATCTCCATATATGTCTTTAGGTGGCTCTAATCCGCAAGCGGCATACAAAATCCTAATATTGCAAGTGTTAATATCTACCTCATTAAAGTCATACTCACCTATCTCCTCCATAACAGCCTGCACTAAATCAATTGATACTTGTGTGAATATATTATAATCTCTACTCCCCACAATTTTTGGAGGTATTTGAAAATTCTTTTGCCCTACTGCCATAAGCAATAAAATGTAGTTTGTCTTTGTATTCCTTTTTAGATTTATTACCCATTCTTGGTATTCCGCCCCTTTTTGCTCTCTGCGAGTTGAGGTTGCTTTTTTCCATTTTAAAGATTCTTTTATTATATAATCTACAGCAGCATCAATCTCATCTTCATTGCGTAAAATAGATAAAACCCTCAACGCTCTATTTACCACCAAATAGTTATCCCATTCGGCAGGTGTAAAATCATCATCCAAGATACTACCATCTACAACAAAAAAGGCTCTCACTAGATATTCCTCATAAGTTTTTAAAAAGTCTTTTAATGTTTTTCTAACCATTCCGTTAGGGGTTAGTTTATGCGACCTTAAATCGCATTGGGTGTCTTTAAATGGGTTTAGTTCCATAATTTCGTTGTGGTTTGTTAATGTGTTTGCCCTTGATTGTGATGGGGATGGTTTCCGGGATTTTATTACCTGCCTACCGTTATCCATAATTTTTAGTGTAAATCCTCTAACCTTAAAGAAGTCATAATACATTTGTATATAACTCTTTATGTTGCCGTCATTCATTTCTTTTTCTAAATTGTACTTCACCTCATCAATTACAAGTGATTCAGTTAAACCTAACTCATCAAACTCTCTATCAAAAAAACGAGGTATAAAACTGTAACGAGGGTCTTTAAATTTTGTTTTTAAAGGTATATTCTCATTGTCAGCAATGCGTTGCATTTCCTTAATACTTTTCATTAAATAACCCTCTGCACCTCTTCTAAACCACTCTATTCGCTTCGTCCCCTGCCTTGGCCTACCGATTATTTGCACAATATTTTGCGGGTAAAAAGTTGTGTAGTCCTGCGTTCTATCTTCAAAAATAAATACATTAACATCAGTATCAACTTCTAAATCAAAACCCTCAAAACCTGCGGATGATATTATAGTTAAATTACTATCTTCATTGTTTACAAATTTTGTCATTTCCATTATACGTGCTAATAGTGATTCACCTATTTTTATATTGGCATCTAATACACCATTCTTAATAAATCTCTTTATTACTATCGAATCTTGCAGCGCAACCAAAACCTTTTCCCCGGCTTCTAATAAGTCTAACGCCCTCTTTATGCTATCTTCTTGATTCTCTGAAACAAATATATCTCTTTGTTCTATTGAATCGCCTAAAAGTTTTATATCTACTTTTTGAAAAAGCATTGGCGTAGCGGTGACTGATACTCGTGCCGTATCGGGAAAATTAACGTCAATCAACTCCTTGAACTTAACTAACTTCTCTCTGAATGATGATTGGATTAAAGAACTGTGGCTTTCATCAATCATTATCTTATCAATCTTATGCGCAAATGTTTTAAAAGTTTCTATATGGTTATAAAAACTATCTGTAACAATCATTGTAACCTGCGTGCTACCATACAAATCAAGTCTATCACTCCCGTCACCTCCGTATATAAAGCTAGTAATCAATTTATTGCCTTTATTAGCAATATAGTTATCTTGCTTACCCATTACAACCTTTGTGTTAGGGGCAATGATTATGTTAAATTTTCCCATACGAGGGGCAATCTTTAAGAAGTTAAAAGTAAAACCATTACCTGTAACGTTTTTATCTACCATTGTATGTTGCCCTCCTATAAAACAATCTTCTACTATTTCTTTTGTTAAATATTTTCCTTTATACTTTACTATCTTCATACGCCTACTCCTGTTTCTTACGATTTTCTATAAATACAAATAACCTCTTTAAATCCTATTGCTAATAGAATTGCCGAAACAATATTCAACACTCCGGAACTTATTACAATTCCTATTATAAGAATGTAAACTAACACTAATAATAATTCTGTTTTAAATTTCATATATCTTGTTTATTATTTAACGAGTTAAAATCTAACTGTTTTGTTTTTGCAAAGATAGTTTTTTTTGTGACTTAAAAAAATATTTGTTAAATTATTTTAAAATAAAAGAAGAATAGTAAGACTTACACGCACGAAAAAAAGACCTAAAAAAGAGGTTGAAAAACCCCCTAAATAGGTCTAAAAAATGGTGTAAAAATGTGCATTTTTTTAAAAAATTGTCACTTTTGAACCAAGAAATCCTAGTCGTACCAAGGGCTACAGCCGATTGGTGTTATATATATACATACAGCGCTATTTGAAATGTTTTTTATTTTTATTCAGAGAATAGTTGACTGAGTAACTACTCATTATTTCCTTTTCAGTATCTAACAATAATCTCCTAAAATATGTGTCAAATGCTTTCCCCCTCAATTTAGATTCCCTTTTATAGTCAGTTTGCGATAGAGTCTTAACTATTGTAAAAGACCACTCGCTTGCGTCAGTCTTATTCCACAATTCCATAAATTCGGTAGAACTATGCTTCTTTAACCTAAAATTAGTGTAATGACTTTGCCACCTGTTAAAAATATCTTTACTCATTCCTATATAATAGTAGCCGCTTTTATGTTCTATTTTATAAATACCCGCTTTCTTAATCTTTAAATACCCCATTTAGTAACCTTTACGTAAATTATAATTCCTATTATTAATGCAACTAGCAACACCCAATAGTGCCTTACTACTTTTTTGTCTTTCTTTTTAATAATTACCTCATCGGTTTGACTATCTCTTTGTACTTCCTCAACCTCTTTAACCTCGTTTTTAGCCACTTTCTTTTCTTTCTGTATACTTTGTATAGTTACATCCCTTACATTGCTTAAAACAGTCTTATTACCTTTTTTATCAATTATAGTGATTGCTTTGGTGGTGTCTAAAACATTTGCAGTTATATTTATTTCGCTAAGGTTTTCCACTATCAATTCATTAGAGGTGGTTTTAATCTCTTTTGTGCTTAGTTCTATTTTTTCCGACACCCTACGTTCCTTTTCTGTAATTACCCTCTTAGAGCCGCAGGAAATGAATAAAAGTATTATTATAATGTACCTCATTTTTTATTTGATACACTAATAAAAATCTATCTAGTTAAAATTATTTTAAATAAAACTTGTGAGAAGTAAAAAGAGGTTGTATATTTGCATCAACAATAACAAAAACAACATTATGAAAAAATCAATTAATATAAACGGAAAGAAACAATTTGTAAATTTAGAAATGAATTTAATAGATGATTCAAGAACTTACAATAAGGAAGTTTCTTATAAAATGTTTGAAACTAAAGGAGGTGTAACTACCGCAAAAAGATTAAAAGCCAAACAACACGTAACTATTGAGGTTTTTACAATTAATAATGTAGATTATAATATTGAAAGACACGTTACTTATAAAACCAATAATAAAGGTGGTTTAATTACCGGTTATTATAGTGTTTATAATAATGAAATTTTTAAATCAGATAAAAAAATAATAGAATATATTTTATCTAAATAATAAACAAACCTAAGCAAGTTTAAAAACTGCTTCTTTATTATGAATAGAAAAAGTATTATATTATGCCTGTAAAAACAAAAACAATTCAAATAGCAGATTTAGATTCTCCTTTAGAGGTGGAGTTTTATTACGAACCATATAAGTCTGCAACGTGGGATGAGCCATCGCAGGGGGAATTAGAGATACAAGAAGTTTTACTAAATGGTGAGGATATTCTCGATGTATTATCAAAAAGAGTGATTTTGAATATTGAGCAAGAATTATTAGAACAATAAAAAATATAAATTTAGATATGAGTAAAGTAGAGTTAATTAGTAAATCAATAGGTTTAGGTAGTTATAGTGAATTATCTAACGCAGAAGTAATAGCAGCGATTGCTAGACACGGAACAATTAAGGAAGATAACGGAAAGTTAGTAAAATACTTAATGAACCACGCCCATTGGTCGCCATTACAGCACATATCTTTTGGGTTTAAGATAGAGACAAGAAGAAGTATATCGGCTCAGATATTTAGACACAGAAGTTTAAATGGTCAAGAATGGAGTTTAAGATACGCAGAGCCTTTAGGGTTTGAAGATATTGATTTAAGGAGGGAACACCCTACAAATAGACAGAGTAGTACTGATAGCTTCAACCCTGTGTTAAAAGATTATTTCGCTGCAGGTAGAGATGCATTTGCTAGTAATGCGATTGATAGCCTTTTTAATCAAGTAGAAACTTTATATAACGAGTTGTTGTCAGCAGGTGTCGCTAAAGAATGTGCTAGAGATATATTGCCTTTGTGTACTAAAACTACAATTCACATAACAGGAACTTTAAGAGATTTACTAGGCTTCTTAAACGTAAGGTGTGATAAACACGCACAATTAGAGGTTCAAGAAATAGCTTTAGCTATAGGAGAAGAAATAGAAAAAGAAATACCCGATATTATGGGCTCTATTGATTGGAGGAATGGAATGTTTATGTAACGGTTTGAAAACAAAGAAATTATGAAGAAACAAATTAACGATTTATTACTGAAAATGCAAACAGGGGAAAACTGCATAGGAGAAACAGCAAACCATTTATTAAATTTATTTGGTGTTGGTAGTAGTTTTAATATTGAGGTAAAAGACAGAGATATCGTAACAATAGAAGCATTACACGACACCTTATTAGACGAAAAGGCACTTGGTTTAAATGCAAGAAGTATGAAAGACAGCAGAGCCTTAACACAAAGAATGTATAAAGCAATTATTAAAGATTAATATTACTTACAACGTAAAATATAAGATTAGTAAAGCGTATAAATAAACACAAAACTTTAAATTATGAAATGGATTAGCGTAAAAGACAAGTTGCCAACCAAAAGACCATTAAGGTTTGAAAATGTATTGGTAGCAAAAGAAAACAAAGTAGTTATGGAAGCTCTTTATAATACAAAAACTGAACAATTTATGGGTTGGGATAGTAAAAAAGAACTGAACTATAAAGTAACCCATTGGCAACACTTGCCTAAAGCACCTCAATAGCTTTATTAATTTTATATGGTGTTGTAAGTATTTCGTATGATTAGTAGTGTAAAAATAGAAATAACTAAAGTTAATTAAAATGAACAAAACAAAAACAAAAAAATTATGGCGACAGTTTACAAAGTAGAAATCGTATCACACTGGATTAACTACACACCTAAAGACTTAGAAGAAGTTATTAAAAAAGCACTAAACAAAGAAGTTAGAAATGTAGTTTGTGTAGAAGTAGAAAGAAATTGATGAAATGTAGCTTGTTGTAGTTAACGAATTAGAATGTGAATAGTAAAATTACGATTATGAAATTTAAAGACTTATTTATAGTGCCTATAATTGGGTTAGGATACTTTGATGAACAAATAAAAACTGATGGCAGTAGTTGGTATATTAGAACAATAATAATTTTATGCTTTAAGTTACAATATTATAAAAAGATAAAGTGATTTTTATTGCTACTAACGTGTTGTATAAGGTGCGTTTTAATGCACTTTACACGTTGTTACCTGCTTTACGGATTTAAAAAAAAAATATGAAGATAAACGAAATATATTTAGGGGATTGCTTAGAGTTAATGCCTAAACACGTAGAAGATAAAAGTATTGATATGATTTTTTGCGATTTACCTTACGGAACCACTCGTAATAAATGGGATAAAAACATAATACCATTTGAACCATTATGGAACGAATACAAAAGAGTTTTAAAAAATGATGGTTGTATAGTTTTAACTTCTGATGGTATTTTTACAGGTGCTTTAATGATGAGCAACCCGAAATGGTTTAAATATAAATTGATTTGGAATAAAAAAAGCACAACAGGATTTTTAAACGCTAAACGTATGCCACTAAGACAACACGAAGATATTTTAGTGTTTGCAAATGGTAAAACTAAATATAACCCTATAAAAGTAAAGAGGGGTAAGCCACGAAAAAAAGGGGGATATGTTGGAGGTAATAAAGGCACTTACGGAAGCCATAAAGAAGATATAAAAGTGAATAATGAATACTACCCTACAAGTATAATAGAAATAAGTAACGCAAACCAAAAAGCAAAACAACACCCCACAGAAAAGCCTTTAGAGTTAATGGAGTATTTAATAAAAACTTACAGTAATGAAGGAGATTTAATACTTGATAATACTTGCGGAAGTGGCACAACTGGACTTGGAGCAAAAAATCTAAACCGAAATTATATAATGATGGAGCAAGACCCTAAATACTATGACATCGCCTGTAAAAGAGTACAAGAATAGTATTGTAGCTAACGTTAAAATATATGAAAAGTTAAGGAATTATGAGAAGCAAAGCAATGACAGAAATGGTTAAAAATATACCATTAAAAACAAGACTAAAAGTAAGTACAGAAATGGCTTTTATAAACTTAATTAGCGAATTAGGTTACAGAGAAAATAAAATGTGGACTGAAGATGAAGACCATTTATTAAATAAGCTTTGCGTACTTGCTGAAAAATTTAGCACAGACCAAATTAAAGAGTTTGAACAATGGCAAAAAGACGGTAAACCTTAATTTTTTATATATATTGTTATGTGCCTTTTTAATTGCATCATAACGGTTTGTATAAGGTGCGTTTTAATGCACTTTATAAGGTGTTGTAAGTATTGCAAGATTAAATAACAGAAATTAATTTATAGAAACAGAGTAAAATATTTAGAAGATGATAAAACAATTGAATAAAAGTATAAACGAAGTATATCAGAAGAGACACTTGGAAGCTGTCACATCAAGTATAATTGCATCACAAGTAATGTTGCATTACCAAGATGAGTTGATGCGCTTAAAAAGCCCATACTACAAGCATAATATGAAGAAGCACGGTTCTTTGTTTCAAAAGGAATTAATTAAAGCAGAAGAGAGGGAGTTTGATAAAGTCTTTGATTCAGATGAGGAAACTACGCACAAAGTATCTTCTAATTTAATGAGTGGAATGGAATTTATTTTAAAGAATGGATTCAGCAATATGATGTTTTTAATGAAGTGTGAAATGGTATTTAAAGAAAACCCTAAGAGAATAGAAAAATTAGTAGACAAACTATTAAAAGAATATAATTTAACAAGTAATTAATTAAAAAAATAATAAAATGAAAAAATTAGTATTAGTATTATTAGCAATATTATCATTAACAAGTTGTAGTAATGATGATATAATTGAGGATGATTTTGTAGTAGTTATGTTTTCTTCAAAATTAGAGTATTTCAACTACGATGATTATTTAGATGGGCAGGTAGATGGGCAATCTGTTTACCTATTCAAACCCGAGCACCACCCTTTAATTGTTTTTGATGAAAATATAAACTATTATTACGGGGTAGTAGATTCATATATAAGTGTAGGCTACGGAGGGCAAATTTACAAAACTTTAGTAAAAATAAGAGTTTCAGATTTAAGAACAAGAGAACTCACCCGGCTACGCTCACTTGGGTTAGATTTATAATAAAAACCCCTTGGCTTAATTGCTTTGGGGTTTCTTTTTTAATAGTTCCAACGTCTTTTCTTTGTTGGTTGGTAAATATCGAAATGTACAAAAGATGGGTAAATACCTAACCCTCCGTTAATTATCTTATTATCATCAATCAATTGCTCAACAACCTCTGCAACTTCTTTGGGATTCATTCCATCAACTCTAATATCTGCAGCCATACCTAATAAATGCTTAGAGTATTTAACACCGCCTATTGCTTTGTTATGCTCATCACACCTGTAACCGCTATTTATAGATATTGGTTTCTGTATCGCTTCCCTCAACACTTGCAATTCCCTTGCTAAAATCTTGATATTTGATTTCACTATTGAGTCCATTGTGCAATTCCCGCACTTACATTTAAACTCACTTAAACTAAAATTCTCTGTTAATTTCATAATCTTACTTTTATCCGCAAAGTTCCTCTTTACTCGCTGCGGTTCTTAATACTAATCCCCCGATGCCAATTACTTGATTTTTGTAAAATCTTGGGTATTTCAACACCTCAATAGCTGATTCTACCCCATTCACTTTTACATTTTCAACATATCTTATAGCTTTTCTATTATAGTGTACCTCTAAATCATTACCTCTGTACTCTTCACCAATCTCTTCACCCCATACATCAACATCACTTTTACCTATGTAATCATCAATAGTTTTTCCTGCGGGGGTTAAAAACATATCTTCATAATAACTATTTAAGAATATCATATATCCGTTATTATCTTTTAACCATATAGGCAGAGGTGCATCGTTAGCAGAATTTTCTAAAGTGATTAGCTGCATTCTTAGTTTGTTTATTTCCTCACTTTGCTGTCTCATTATTTGGGTTTGAGTTTCTATCAACTTTTCTAACTCATCAATACGCTCAGATAGTTCAGTCGTGTAGTTTTTGCGCTCAATCATCAATTCCCTAAACTCGCTTGTGCCTTGTTTCCTCTTCTCTTGTTGGTGCGCAAAGTATTTACCAATTAAACCTCCGCCTAATAGAGTAGCTATTGCAGGTACTACTGTTTGGATTATTTCATTCATACAACAAAGTAAAATATTACAGGCATAAATGTAAATAAAGCATCAACCACATCTACTGTACCTTGTTTCATAATTCCATCCCAAACTAATTCCTTAGAAACTGCTGCAATCAATACTAAAACAGCACTTGTTAAATCTATAAAAAAGAAGTTTAATAATACAAATAACACACTCCCGCTAAAGAAGTGTGCTAATTTATCGTGTGGTACTTTACTAAATATGTTTATAAAATCTTTCATTATATTATTTTGTGTTTAGGGTTTTTTGGTTCTACCTCGTAAGTTTTAAATCCGTAAGGACTCTCTTTTAAATCTCTGAATAAAATATCTACCGAATATCCATCTAAATAAATTGGCTCTTTAATCACGTTGCCATCAATGTCATATTCACCTTTAACATCAATTAATTTACCTAACTTAAAAATATCGCAATTATATTTTAATTCTTTTTCTTCATTGTATAAAGTAGTAATTTTTTCCTCCGCTTGTTCTTTATCTTTAAAATTATATTTCTTTAATATCATTACTTCGTTAAATTTATTAATTCTTCATCTGTTAATTCTTTATCATAGATAAACATTTTATCAATAAAAGTTTGACCACCTTTAACTAAGGCAAACCCTCTTAAATCTATTCTATTAATTCCAAATAATGTTTGTTCAGTAGCGTTGTTGATTTGTTGTCCATTAATAAATAAAGTATAAACTCCGTTTTTATTCTTTAACGCTAGCTTAACATTTTCTTTAAAATCGGAATTTAATTCATATAAAGGGTTTTCAAGTCTTATTCTTGATTTGTCATCTAAATTTGCCTGCTTAAAATAAAGCCTACCTAATAAAGTGTCATTTATATCTAAAAAGTACAAACTACCACCCCCTTGGTCGTTATCACTTGAACCTTGTAGAAACAAAGTAGCATTGTTGCCTAATAAAGAATTTATGTTGTCCAAACTACCACTATCTACACTTCTTGAAGCTATTGCTCCGCTTGTAGGTATGTAAGAAGATTCTTTTGTGGCAATCTCTAATTGACAGCCATACACTAAAACCTTGTTAGTAAATTCATTTAAAGGAACACCACCTAAATAATCTCTTGCCTTACCGATAGTAAACTCAATTAACGCAGCGTCCCCCTCAGTCAACTCCTCATTTATAGCTATTCTCTGCCATTCACTTGTTACTGTAAATACTTTAACAACTTCATAGCTACTATTAGTCTTATTGTATATGTATAGATTTATCTTTTTACCAACATCGTTAGATTCAGCAGCTTTAATCCAAGCAGATGCTGAAAAGAACTCACCATTATTTATAGTTATATTTGCATCTTGCCTAACTACATTATAATCAACCTCATTAGCTGATTGTGAAAACTCTATTAAACTTGCATTGTTCTCTCCCGTTAAAGTGTTAAAAATGGTACTAACAGATGCATTAACACCATCTGTATTTGCTTTACCCCAAGCAGAATTAGCTAAATCTTCACTACGTACAACATAATTAGTACTTGAATTTTCTAATAACAACTTAGGACAACCACCACTTGAATAGTCTAATCTTGGCACATCATTACCTACCAATTCTATTAAACCATCTTTATTTACCCTCGTTGCTGAACTACCTCTTGTCCAAGTAAAACTTTCACCCACGGGTATAATATTATGTAATTTACCCACTCCGTACCCGCTTGGTATCATTGCAATTGTTGGCCTAGTTTTCATTTTTTTTATTTTTAGTTTTACTAAAATACAGTTCTAACTTCTTAATGTTTTTCTTTTTTGGCTTATAGCCTTTTTTTATATTACCCATCCTCCGAAATAATTATCTTCTCTATTTGGTTGTATATCGTTCCCGCTATTTGTTAAATATTCGGGGTAGTCTTGTGAATTGTAGCATAAATAGTCAACTAATATATTACTGTAATTTTGTGCAATATTTCGCTCTTTTTCAATTAAGAAATCAACCTCTTTTTTATCTACGCTTTCACTTGACTCTGCTGTATGTTTGTAAATACCACCATTAGCGACCGTGTAGGCTAAAAATGGTAAACTATGTACTGCCGACCAATGAATTAAGGCGGGCTTAATATAATCAACTACCAATTCTCTGTACTTACCGTCTAAAGTATTGTTAGTAATATCACTCATCAATTTATTGTACAACTTACTTCCTAGTAGTGTTCTTATCTCAGTATCTTGTGCAACACTTACCCATTGTACAATCTTATTGTCATCGACACTACCATCATAAAAGGTGTGCGACTTTAAATCTTTCATTGTTATAAATAATGCTTTCATATCTTAATTTTTTGGTGCGAATCCTTTGTTTGGCATATCGCTTGGCTTCATACTAACCTCTTTTTCATTTACAGGATTGAACCCCTCTTTTCGTGCTTTACCTGTGCTTATTTTCGGTGCTAATGGTGATTTTACATCTACATTAGTTTCACTCCTAAAAGTAACTCTTTGCCACTTGTGTTTGCATCTTGCACCTCCTTTATACTTCCAAATACTATAAGTGTCTGCCCCGTTCATTCCTAAACCTTTATTCACAGCTTTGTTACCCATAGCAATTATATCTTCTTTTCTGTAAAGTTTATTAGCACCCATCATCTTTTTGCAAAAACCTCTTTCGGGGTTTGGATTTCCTACATACTTATATCGCACTTTGTATTTAATACCTCTAACCTCCTTATCTTGTTTAGATTTAGCGTTAGGGCGAGCAGTTCCCGTAGATACGAAATTCATTACCCTATCTAGTAGGCTTGTTTTTGACAGATTCAATTCGTCATTCTCGTCAGCTTCAATCATTTTAACAATCTCGTGGTATTCATCATCATCAGCTTCATTGTAATCATCCTCTTCATTTACAACTTCCCACCCCTCTAAATCTTCATCTGCATTGTCAATTAATTCAGCCGTTAAAACATCTTCAACATCTGAACTCATTTTCACACCTGTTTCCTCTTCTTTAACCTCATCAGATACATCTACATCATCCACTTCCGTAAACTCTAAAGGGTCTAATGTTTTAAAGTATAAGTTTAAGCTAACACCATTAATTGCAAGTATTTCATCTAAAGCATCAACTATTTCCTCTTGATATCCTTTAATAGTAATGTTGCTAAAGAGTGTTTGAGCCGTTTTAATTTCATCTGCATTATTGCCCAACCCATTTGCACCGCTTTCCATTCCGATAAGTTTACCACTTGTTACTCTGTGGGCAATTCTTAGCTTATTTTGGCACTCGTCAGATAAGTATTGATAGTGTGCAGGTGCATCATTTAAAGGGATATCATCTACAGTTGTTTTAGATTCTTGATTGTTATTGAATGAAACTATCACTTTTTCACCTTTGCTGCCCGTTAGTTTACGCATCATTGAGTTTTTCATCTCCCTCTGCTTCTGTCCATCCGGAACTCCATTGTTAAAGTTTACAACCTTAGTACCACTAAACCCATTTAAGGTGTCATTGATGAGGTAATCGGCTATTTCTTCTTCTAACAAAGCGTATGGTAATGCACCAACATAATCAACGGGCGAGTAATAGTGATATCCCGCAACATAATCTCTTAAAATGTATATCTCATTGCCTTTAGTGCTGTTCCCAAATGCGGGAATCACTGTATGCTTTTCACTTGGTCGAGCGTTTGCCCAATCAGCATTATACAACCAATCAACAACCTCTCCCTTTTCATTAGTTGCTCCCGCCCTTAATGTTTGCATTGGGAAGTGGGTAATCTTAGAAACTTTATTATTAGTGTAGGTTACTTGAATAGCACCCATCCCCATAATCTTCCTATCAGAAATAATCTTTTTTAAATCTTTCTTAGATAATAAGCTAATCAATTGAGCGTATTGCATTGGTTTTCTAGCACTATCAGTTGCATCTAAACCTTTTCCGTAGATTTGCTTTATAATTCCGTTAATAATAGCGTTGTTTGTTGTGCTACCCGTATACCTATCTATCAAGTATTGAAAATAGTTATTATCTTCCCCATACTTAATGTAGCCTTTATTTCGTTCCTCCATTATAACAGGACTTGTATATTTACTAAGTTCTATTATATGTGTGTTAAAATCATCCATTTTATATAATTATGTAATCATTATTTGATTCATTGGAATTAAATCCATCTTTATTAATATCGTAATTGCTTTGGTTTGTGCAAAATATGCGTTCATATATTACTAATTCAGAATTAAATTTATTAAAATCACTCAAACAAGCCGCTATTGCTTCTTCTTTCGTTAAACCCTCAGCTTCCAATTCACTCAATTTAGATTGATAATTTGCTAAGTCA